GACAAGATCCGCTTCCGCTCGGGGTGTCCCGAGAAGATCGGCGGCTGGTTCAACGTGACTACCGCACGCTTGGAGGGGGTGTGCCGCCATATCCACCAATGGAGTTCGCTCGAAAGTGACCGATACATAGGTCTGGGTACGAGTTCACATCTCTATATCCTGTGGTCGGACAATTATTACGACATCACGCCCCTACGCGCGTCGTTCACCGGTCTGAGCAACCCGTTCACTACGGACTCGACGCAGTCAAACGGGCTCGACGTCCACATCCCGGCTCATAAGGCCAAGGTCGGCGACTATGTGGTGTTCTCGGGTGCGACGGGCTTCGATGCCTATACCGCGAGTGATCTGAACGCCGAGTATCAGGTGACGGCCGTGCTGGACGCGGATGACATCATGATCACGATGGCCAAGCCGTATGCCGTGGCCGGAGTGAGTGGCGGCGGCACGGTCGAGGCCGACTTTCTGATCTATCCGGGGCTCGACGATGCGGTCATCGGCCAGGGCTGGGGGATCCCGCCCTGGGGCGGAACCGCGCCGGGCGCGGGCATTACGACGGGCTGGGGCGTACCCTTCGACCCGCGGCAGCTCGACCCGGTCAACCCCACCGTGAATCAGTTGCGCCTGTGGGACCTCGACAATTTCGGCCAGGACTTGGTGGCGAATATCCGCGGCGGCGGCATCTACTACTGGCACCATGACACCGGGCTGACCGGGCGCGCACTGCCGCTGAATCAGGCTGTAACCGTTGGCGGAGTGACATACACGCCGAATCAGGTGCCGACCACGGCGCGGCAGACGCTGGTCTCTCCGAACGACCGGCATCTGGTTGCGATGGGCTGCGACTGGCCGGAGACCGGGATCACGCAGCCGGACCTGCTCTTGGTGCGGTGGGCGAGTGAAGAGGACGCCTACACCTGGGATCCGCTACGCACCAACTCCGCGGGCAGCCAGCGCCTCTCGGCCGGGTCATTCATCATCTGCGGCATGCGCACGCGGCAGGAGATTCTGATCTGGACCGACCTCGGGCTCTGGAGCCAGAAGTACATCGGCATGCCATACGTCTTCGGCTTCGATACGGTTGCCGAGGGTCTCTCGATTATCGGCCCGAATGCCGCGATCAATGCGGGCAATGTCGTCTACTGGATGGATCGCGGAATTTTTTACGCTTACACGGGGCAGGTGCAGGAGCTGCCCTGCGCGATCAAGGATTATGTCTTCAATGACATGAATTACCTGCAGGGGTACAAAGTCTACGCCGGGCACAATCACGCATTCTCCGAGGTGGTCTGGTACTATCCGAGCGCCGAGTCGCTGGAGAATGACCGCTATGTCATGTACAACTATGTGGATCAAGTCTGGTCGATGGGGACGATCGAGCGCACGGCGTGGCTTGATCTGGGCCGCGCCAGCTATCCGGTGGCGACCGACAGGAAGAACGGGCTGCTCTACTACCACGAGTATGGAACGGACGATAATCAGCAGCCGTTGCCCGCCTATATCGAGTCAGCTGACCTGGATAGCGGCGGCGGCGATCATTACCTGTTCATCTCGCGTCTGATCCCCGATGTGTTTTTCCGCGGCGATGCGGAGCGCCAGTCGGTCGGCATCACCGTGCTGACGCGCCCGAATCCGCACGCGCCTAAGCAGGTTGCTGCGCGCATCGAGGTCACGCCGTACTCGCCTGAACAATACATCAGGGTGCGGGACAGGCAGATCTCGATCCGGGTCGAGAGTACGGACCTAGGCGTGGGCTGGCGCTTGGGCACACTGCGCACCGACATGCAGCCGGATGGGAAGAGATAATGGCCCGCGTCGTCAAGCAGACTTTGCCGCAGCCGCCCGCGCAATACGATCAGGACTACATTGCGCAGCTGGCCGAGGCAGTGAACCGTTACATGATCCAGCGCGAAGCCCAGGGAGAGATGATCGCGGCGCGCTTCATCTCGACTGATATGCCGATTGTGGATCCAGCGGGCGGTGTTAGCGCTTATCCGAATACGTCGTTGCTGGCCACCGGCACTTTGTATCTGACTCTGGTTCCTGGCGGCGCGCCGGGGCAATATTTTGTGAGCGTAGTCAAAAAGGCGGACCCATGAAGCTTTCAAGCGGAAATTACTCCAACCCGATTCGCAATTTCGAACGGCGCTTAGCGCCGAGCTACGAGGAGCGCGAGTTTCGCAACCCAGGCCTAAGCCGTATGCGCAGTGGCCTGGGCTCCTTAAAGCACACCATGCCGCATCTGAAGCCAGCGGTGAAGCTGGCGGACGGCGGCGATCCGGTTGGCCGCCTTTATGCCGCCAGACGCGGCAATACGTATAACCCGGATCCTTTCGCCCGGCAGGTCATCCAGGCGGAGCGGGCTGCGGCCAGCCAGTTCAACAATCCGGCCTTTCACGCCTTCCCCGGCTCGACGGCGCAGTTTCCCTATGCCGATGGCGGCGAGGCTCCGCCGGATCAGGGTCCGCCGCCGGAGGCGGGAGGCGACGACCTGGAGGAGTTGCTGGAGGCGAACGACCAGGACCTGTCCGGGCCGCAGGAGCAGGAGCGCCAGATCGTGATCGAGGCGATGCTCGCGTTAGAGGGCCGCCACCCGGACCCGCAGCAGGCGATCGAGCTGTTTGTCCAGACCTTCGGGAAGGACGCTCTGAAGGAGCTGTCCTCGCTGATCAAGTCTGGGCCGCAGGACCAAAGCGAGGAAGAAGAGGACCAGGGCGAGGAAGGCGGCCAGCCGGAGCCCGTAGCGGCGGGCGGTCAGGATGTGCCCGTGGATACGGCGCCGCCTGCCCCGGACGAGGGGGAAGACCAGCCCCAGATGCAGGCGGGGGGCGGCCTGCTCAACGGTCCCGGCAGCGGGCAGTCGGATCAGATTGAGGGGACGACCCCGAGCGGCAGGCCGGTTTTACTTAGCGACGGTGAATACGTGATAGACGCACCTACGGTTTCTGCCTTGGGCGACGGTTCGACCTCGGCCGGGGCGCGGCGCCTGGACGCCTTCCGCAAGCAGGTGAGGGAGCAGGCGTACGGGCACGATAAACAGGCTAAACCCATGGCAAAAGGGGGCCAAGCGATCATGGTGGAACTGGGTGTCTGACACTCTGGAGTACCTCGTAACGCGTGATCTGCAGCGTCAGCTGGAGTCGTTAGAGGCATCGGTGCTGAAGGGGAACTGCGGCGACTGGGGCAACTATCAGTACCTGATAGGCCAAATCTGTGGTATTAAGTATGCCATGCAGGCGATGTTAGATGCATACAAACGGGCGGTGAAGGAATGAGCACTGCACCGGCGCTGCTGGCCGCGGCCGAGGACATCAAAGGTGTCCTGGAGCCGACCGGCTACCGGCTGCTGGTGTGCGTGCCGCCGCGCCCGGAGCAGGGGCGCGGTGGGCTGTATGAGGTCGAGGAGCGCCGCCGGGCGATGGAGACCGCCAGTCTGGTCGGGCAGGTCGTCTCGCTCGGACCCGATGCTTATAAAGACCCGAAGCGCTTCCCCGATGGCCATCCCTGGTGTAAACCCGGTGATTTCATTGTGATGCGAGCTTATTCCGGCACTGCTTTCCGGCGTGCCGGGTGCCCGTTCGAGTATCGCCTTATTAATGATGATACGGTCGAGGCGGTAATCCGCGGCGACGACCCGACTGAAATCGAGAGGCCCCTGTAATGCCGGACGAAGAAGTCCCTGTCAAGGAGCAGCCGGAACAGCCCGAGGTCGAGGTCTCTGGTGAGGATGTTGCCGTCGAGGTGGAAAAGCCTCAGAATGCCCGGCCTGCCCTGAGCGATGAGGAGCTGGCGAAGAACACCGACATTGGCGACGACGAGATTGCGCGTTACAACCAGGAGGCGAAGAGCCGGATCAAAGGCCTGCGTACGGCCTACCAGGAGCAGCGGCGCCGCGCCGAGCAATGGTCGCGTGATGCCTCGACCGCTTCGAATCTTGCCGAGCAGCTCTACAGGGAGAACCAGACGCTGCGGCAGAATGCCAACCGCTCTGAGGCCGCGCTGATCGATCAGGCCGTGGAGCGCGCCAAGGCGCAGCTGGAGCAGGCCAAGATTCATGCCCGGATCGCGCAGTCGGCGCAGGATCCCGACCAGATTGTGACGGCCCAGGAGGCGCTGGCGCGATCGGTGGCCGAGGTCGGCCGGTTGGAACTGCTCAAGCCGATGACCGGCACCGGATCCCCGGCCGAGCCCTCGGCTTCCGCACCGCAGCCTCAGCCGCCGCAATCGCAGGCGGTGACCAGCGAGCGCACGCGCCGCTGGGTCGAGGCCAATCCCTGGTTCGGCAAAGACAACGAAATGACGCAGTTTGCTATGCGTCAGCATCAGCATCTGGTGCTCGATGGGATTACGGAGCGCGACAATCCCGAACTCTACTGGAGAACGATCGAGGACCGCTTGAAACAGCAGTACCCGGAAAAATTTGGTTCCGCGCGGCAGACCGAGAGCCGCGCCCGCCCGGTCGCGGTGACCGGCGGCACGCGTCAGAACGGCGCCCCTCAGACCACGCCAGCAGGCAAACGGGTTGTCCACCTGACTGAATCCCAAGTCAAGCTGGCCCGGACCCTGGGGCTGACGCCGGAGCAGTACGCGAAGCAGTTAGTGATCGACGAGGCAGAGGAAGCAAAGGAAGGAAGGAGAGCATCATGAGTGCGAACGATCGGACCCCCCGCGAGCAGGAAACCCGCGAGGCCGAGATGCGGCCGCAGGCATGGCGCCCTCCCACGGCCCTACCCGACCCGCACCAGCGTCCAGGCGTACGCTTTCGCTGGGTGCGCACGGCCGCCGCGGGCCTGCCTGATGCGCTCAATGTCAGCAACAGCTTTCAGGAGGGATGGAGCCCGGTTCGCGCTGTGGATTATCCCGAGCTGGAAATCAAGTCCGATCGCGACTCCCGCTATCCAGACGGCGTCGAAGTCGGCGGGCTGTTGCTGTGTTGCGCATCCACTGCTCTCATGAGTCAGCGTGACGCTTACTATGCCGAGATGACTGCCCGGCAGATGAAAGCGGTGAATGACCAACTCGACCGCGAGGAGGATCCACGCTTGCGTACGATGACCCGGTCTCATCAGACGACGGTCGGCTTCGGTCCTGAAGCGCGGCGCGAACCGCGCGGCTAGCCCAGCCGCTTACAACCTGACAGGAGCACCCTACATGGCCCAAGTAGCAGGCCCGTACGGCTTGCGTGTGATCAAACTGTTAGGTGACTTGCCATTTTCCGGTGGCATGCACACCTACCCGGTGACCTCGCAGACCGCGGGCTTTTTTTTCGGGGATCCGGTGGGCTTGGTCGGGGGCCAGCCGGTGCCTATCACCGCCACGCCCACCACCACTGCCGGACCCAATTCGCCTATCGGCATATTCATGGGGGCGGAGTGGATTGATCCCATTCGGGGATATGTGAATTCGCAATACTTGCCCGCCACCGCAATCAGTGGAGGCGCGACAAAAGTCAAAGTCAAGGTCTGCGACTATCCGCACTTGATTATGCAGATTCAGGCCAACGGCTCGGTGCCCGCGACGGCCATTGGCTCAAATGCCGGTTTGGTCGGCCCGTTCTCGTCTGGCACGCCCGCGGTCGGAAATAGCACCGTGGCGCTCGATTCCGCTTCGGTCGGCGCTACCGCCACATTGGCGTTGCGCATTTATGATTTCGTCATCAACGCTTCGCCCTCGCCGGGCGCAAGCTCGGCTCCGGGCGATCCATTCACCGATGTTCTGGTGACGTGGAACTTTGGCGTGCATCGCTTCCTGCAGTCGCTGGGTCAATAAGGAGGAACCAACATGGCAATATCACGAGCGCAACTAATGAAAGAGTTGGTTCCGGGCCTGAATGCCTTATTTGGGCTGGAGTACAAAAGATACGCCGAAGAGCACAAGGACATCTTCTCGGTCGAAAGCTCCGAGCGCAGCTTTGAAGAGGAAACGAAAATCACGGGCTTTGGGCCTGCGCCGGTGAAGACCGAGGGCGAGGCCGTTCACTATGACGAGGCGCAGGAGACCTACACCGCGCGCTATACCCACGAGACGATCAGCATAGGTTTCTCGATCACTGAGGAGGCCTTTGAGGATAATCTCTACGACTCACTCAGTTCGCGGTACACCAAGGCCCTGGCTCGTTCCATGGCGCACACGAAACAGGTCAAAGCCGCGGCGGTGCTGAACAACGCTTTCAGCCCGTCATTCACCGGCGGCGACGGCGTGGCGCTGTGCGCGACGAATCATCCGCTAGTGATGGGCGGAGCGTTCAACAGCAATACCAGCGCGACTCCGGCGGACCTCAACGAGACCTCGCTGGAAAACGCTGCGACTCAGATTGCGCTGTGGCTCGATGACAGAGGCCTGCTTATCGCCGGTAAGCCGCGCAAGTTGATCGTGCCTGCCGCTCAGGTATTCACTGCGACCCGTCTACTGCGCAGTCAGTACCGGCCCGGCACGGCTGATAACGACATCAACGCGATCTATACCAACGGCACGATTCCCGAGGGCTACTTCGTGAATCACTGGCTGGTCGACCCGAAGACTTGGTACATCATCACCGACATTCCGAACGGCCTGAAGCATTTCACGCGCGTTGCGTTGAAGACGAGCAACGATCCAGATTTTGACACAGGGAACCTTCGTTATAAGGCACGCGAGCGCTATTCCTTCGGCTGGTCGGATCCGCTGGGCGTCTACGGCACCAAGGGCAGCTGAATCCGGGCTGTGCCATAATCGCAGTTGTTAGGGCGATGACCACCTGAGCCCGCCCCATTCCGTCGGTTGATGGTCTCCCTGGGGCGGGCTCAGGCGCCTGCCTTGCGCATCTCCACTTTCATAAGATAAAATACAAATACGTATGATCGGTCGGCCAAAGCAATTCACGCAGGCCCGGCCCGTTTCGGTGAACCTGGAGCAGTCGACCTACGCCGTGCTGGCGGAGGAGATGCTGGACAGGCACCGCAGGCGGTACCCCGGCGCCAAACTGGGAGATTTGTTGCGGCACCTGCTCGATCAGGCGATCCGCGACTACCGCCGGGCGAAAGCCGGGGAACAGGATGCGAGTGAGCGGGAGCGTCGTCTCCTGCAGAAACGGCTGCGCCGTCTGGCGCTGGCCGACGCGCCCGGCCCCGAGCTGGAAGCTACGGCGCTGCGGCTGGCGGAATTAAGGGAGACGAAGTAAAGATGGAAAAACTCAAGACGCTATTTGTTGCCGGTGGTGTCATCGCATGGTGCATCGCATGTTTTTTGGCGCTGCTTCCCACTTGGCTGCTGCTCGTGCCTGTTGTGATTGTGTTGCTTTACGAGGAAGAAAAAGGCCGATTATGGCAATAAGGGGGGGCTGGTGCGAAATGAGGTATACGCATGAGGGCCGAGACTACTGGGTTGATTATGAGTGGTACCCATCTGACGAAGGGAATCCCAGGGAATCGATCGAACTCACCAGGATTACTCAGAACGGGCTGGAGGTAAAGGATCTGCCGCGGGAGATCAAGTGGAAGATGCTGTGGGCTGCTCTGCGCCATGCCCGGCTTACTGACGGCGGTCTGTGCCGTCTTGATCCTGTGTCGCCAGGGAGCCCAGACCCACCGCGCCTGCGCCTACTTCCAGCAGCGGAATCTGGCCGCGTACAAACTTTTCCATCACCACCTTCGGATCCATATTGAGACGTGCGGCCGTGTACGCTACCCGCTGTGCCAGCACGCGCCCGAAAGTCTCAGGCGGGCTCCCCAGGCCGGTTACACTCCCGGCGCCGACCCACGCCTTACCCTGCGCATCAGCGACCGTATAGCCCAGTGGCTTAGCGACCTTGTCGCGGAATTGATTCTCCGCGTGCTGGTACTCATTTGTCTGGGGCGCGTCATCCCAGTAGGTCGGCTCGGCCACGGCTTGATCCATGGTAATCGCGCCACTGTCAAACATCTGGCGGGGCGAGATCACGGTAACGTTTTTTTCGCCGGTCTCCGGGTCCTTGGCCTCCAACTCCAGCCGGTCTTTAAGGAATCGCGGATCCTTTGAAAGGATCCCCACAAGCCGCCAGAAGTGGCGGTCGGCTGTCAGCAGGTCTTCATTGCCCGCTAGATTTTCCGCGAAACTGCCGCGCTTGGGGTGTGCGATCGGGTCGATCGCGCCTTGTTCCTGCAGTTCGCGGGCGGCTTGCAGGTGCCCCTTCTGCATCATAGCTCCGTAGCCTTTAGCGGGCTTCTCGGGAAAGGGCATACCCTGTTCGGCCATCCAATTGTAGTAGCTCCCGGTGCGCACGTTGTTGGGCACCGACATGCCGCTGCTGGTGGAAGATACGTACCCCATCAGCTGCAGGAATTTCGGTATTGCCTGATCGCCCCAGACCTCCTGGAATTTCTTGAACAGCGGGCTGTTGGCGTACCAGTTCGCCGGGAGCTTCTGCGCGCCCTCCTGCACGTATTGCCTTAAGCCTCTGATTACATCGGGGTTATTGAACGCGTCCACCGTGCGTGGCGCAGCACCTTTACGCGGGGGCAGGTTAGGATCATAGCGCGGCAGCGCGGGCCGTCCAGGAATTGCCGCTTCGGCGTTACTCATATCGAGCACTTCCTGACCGGCTGCGGGGTTTCGTTCGATGTACTTGGAAAAGCCTCCGATGCCGCTCGGGGGGCCTTTGGCGGCTTCCGCCAACACTTCCTGGCCCGTGATGTCCCTGCGTAGCGGCGGCGGAGCCGCAGCCTTGCGGCGGATCGGGATCGAGCCCCGTTCGCTGCCGAAATTGAGATTGCGCACGTCGCTGACGGCCTGCCCCAGGTTGAATCGATGCCCGGCGGCTCCACCGAGGCCGCTGGCCACATCGACCGCAAAGTTGCGCGTCCCTTCCGGTAAGCTTTGTGGCAGATATCGTTCTGCAAGCTGCTGACCGCCCAGGCCGCCAACCAGACTGGTAATGGTTCGCGCCGGAGCCGTAGCCAGGGAAGCGGGCAGGAGGGGCGTGGCTAATCCCATGGCGCCGCGCGCGACATTCGAGAAGCCGCCCAGCACGGCGTTCGGATCATTCACCGGCGCGTTCCAGAGCTGCTTCGCGCCCTGGCCGACCTGTCTTGCCGAGGCGGGCATGTCCGAGAGGTTCAGGAAGGTCTCAGCCGCCGTCTCCATCGGATTGCTGCGCGGTGTGAGCGGATAGGGCGCGGTATGGCCCTGGGGCGCTGCTTTGAGCGCGCGCAGTACGGCCTCACGGTCGGGTGTGCGCCGCAGGATCTCCTGGCCGGGAGCCGGATCGAAGCTCCAATCGGTCTGGTACCCGCCCCCATCCTGCATGCGGATCGGGCCGCCCTTTGCGCGCAGCTCTGCATGTTCACCATGGTGGAAGCCCGGTCCGTACTTCTCGCCGTAGTGTTCGAGCACGTCACTGATCGCCGCCTTCGTGCCTTCGGAAGTATCCTCCGGCAGCGCCTTCTCCATGCCGTAGTCCGCTAACTTCTCCGCGCCCAGGCCGCCCAGGTTCTCCAGGACCAGCTTGACCGGCTCCGCCGCAATAGCGGTACCCGCAGTCATGTAATTGGCGAGGCCCATGCCGCCGTGGTAGACGTTCGAGGCGCCTTTCAGCCTTTCGCTCCAGGTGGGCGCCTCTGCAATCTGCTTTATGCCGCTGGTGACATTCTTCGCGTGCTGAGGCACGTCCAGAAATTCATTGAACCAGTTCCCTACCTTGTAGCCGAGGTCTTCGCGCGGCGGCTGTGGATACGGCGCATAGGAGGATGGGCTGGCCAATGCAGCCAGTTGCGCTTCCCGACTGGGCGTGCGTTGTAACAGCGCGGGCGGCTGCGGCGCGTTCCAGGCGCTCTGCACGTTGACCGCGGGCAGCAGGTAGCTCTGATTACTCTGACTGCTCACCGCACCGCCGTCCTGTTTGCGGATTGGCTGCTGCGGCGTTTCATCGGCTACGACGTTGCCGTTCTTGTCGATGAGACGGTCTCCCTCCCAGTGCGGAGCGTCCGGCGGCGCATAGATGGATTCGTTCGAAAAGGTTTTGTGATAGGGCGTCTTCCAGGTGTCGGTAAAGTGCATGCGCCCGTCGTATGGGCTGATGCCGGTCTTGGCGCGCGGGTCTCCGGTCGTCAGCCCCTTCCAGAATCCGCGCATGTCGTAATCCGCTTGCGGCGAGGGGTCGAACGGCACCTTATTCTTCTTGACCCAGCCCTGGAATTGCGTTTCCTCTTGGGGCGTCAGCCGGGTCTGGTACTTTGGCGTGATCAGTCCGCCCTCGGCCTTCTCTTCGTACACTACTCGCGGCATAGCGCCCAGCGTGCCGGGCAGGTACTTCTCGGCGAGAGGCCCGACCTTGGCGGCGGTCTCGCCGACGATCCGCGGAGAGGAGGCGAGCATGCCCGGCAGCAATCCTGGCATACCGTGGTAGGCGCCAAATCCTGCCCCCAGATCGAGCAGTCTGCCAACCCATCCTTGGGGGGCCAGCGGATGCATCCTTAATCCTGCGATCTCCGCCTCCAGGTCGCGTCCTGAATATTTGCTGAGTTGCTGCAGCAGTTCCCGGCGGTACTGATTGCGATCGCCCATCATGCTCTGAAATTTGCGGATCGCCGTGCCGTCGTTGGCGGCATGCGCCGACAGATCGCGCATGTTGCGCAGGAGCTGGGAGGCCTCTTCGTAGCCAGCCGTCATATTTTCGTAGCCAGGGACGCTGTTCAGCAGCTTCTTGGTGCTGTCATAGATGCGCGAGACAAAACCCTCGGCATTCTTGCTGAGCGCGCCGGGGGCACCGGGGCTGTCCAGCACATCGCCGATGCCTCTTTTCAGCCTGTCCACCCCCAGCGGGCTCAAGTTGCCCGGCGTATTGGCCCAACGGCCGAGGTCATTTACGATGCCCCGGATCTGGGTCTCGGCTGTCGCATTATTGCGGATGGCGGAATTGCTGAAGTCGAGTACCGTCTGGCCGCCCTGGTTAGTGGCCACGATGCCGTAGTCATGCAGCGCCGCCGCGACTTCCTGTTTGATCGGCGTCAGATCGAGTTGCAGGTTCTGCGGGAGCTTGGCCAGCTCCGCCCGGTACTGCGCCCCGCGCTGGTTGACGATGCCCTCCATGCCGCGGCGTATGTGATTCAGGATGTCGCTCTCTGTAATCCGGCCGCGCATGGCCTGCATGAATTCAGGGGCGGCTTCCGAGGCCTTCTTTACGGCCGCTTTTCCGGCGCCGGTCATGAGGCCCGTGACGCCCTGCGCAGTTGCGGCAATCCCCGGTTGCGCGAAGCGCGCGCCCCCGGATATAAGCGCGGCCCACTTCATCGCGTCCGGGTCGCCGCCGGTTTGTGCGCCCGTGATACCGGCCGCGGTAGCCGCGTGTGGCACAGCGGCCACCAACGGCTTGGTCAGCCGCGGAAGGAATTTGGCGGCCTCGATGGCCTTGTCGACCTTGGCGAGTTTGCTCTCCGGCAGCAGCCACTCCGCGGCCTGCTCGCCGAACTTGCCCGCCTGTCCAGGGAGCGTCTCCGGTGCTACCGTGGCCGACTCCGGCACGACCACCGGGATCTGCGGGATGAGCTTGTGTGCGGCCGTGTTGATGCCACGCACGGTCGAGGCGCCGCCTGCTCCGACACCCGCGATGAAGTCAGCGGGTACCGTTGCCCAGGGGCTCGTCCAGCCCATCGTTTCGGCGATCGTGGGCGCGCGTTCCGGCGGCTTGGCGGCCGGAGCGGTTTGTGCCGTCGGAGGTGGCTGAGTGGGAGGCGGCTGCGCGGGAGGCGCGGCGGGCGGCTGACTCTTTTGCTGGGACTCCATCCAGGCGTCCGGGTCGAAGCCCTGCTGCTTTTTCATCCACTCGTCGGGGTCGAAGGGCTTGGGGCTCATTGGATCGTCCATCCCTTATCGGCAAAGGCTTTTGCCGCGGCGTCATAATCGCCGCCGAAGCTCTCGTCGGCGGCCTTCTGCACCATGCTGCGAGGGGCGATTTTCCTGGCGGGTGCAGCTGGTGCGGGTGTGGCGGGTGCAGCCGGTGCAACGTTCTTTTGTTTTGGCCCCAGGTCGATCCCGTAATTGCGGAGCAGCTGCAGGTTCCCCGCATCGATTTTGCTGGAGAAGTCCAACGGGGCGCCCATGCCGCTCTCGAATCTTTGCTGCTCTCCCCTGGCGCGATCGCCGATCAGCTTGTAGCCCTTACGCAGGATTTCTTCCTGCGTTTCCGGCGGCGCATTGATGTCGAGAGTATTCAGCCAGTCATGGGCTTCTTTCTGGCTGGCGCCGCTGGAGTTGCGGAACACGACCATCATCTCGTCGGACAGGGCTTTTTGTACCAGCCGGAAGCCAGCGGTTTCCGGTCGGCTGAATGCCTCCCTGGCCTTGTTACGCCCAACGTTTTCCAGTGCTCCCGCCCAGCCGGGTGCATTGCCCAGTTTTTTCCAGGAATCAGCCAGTTCCTGCATGTGATACATGGAACGGTTCATCGCTTCTATCGCGGTCGCGCCTTTGCCGACGAGAAAGTCTTGCATCAGCTTCTGCCGGGCGGCGTAGTTGGCCTGACTGAAAGTCGGATTGTACTGCTGCGCCAATCTGACTGCGTCTTTCCAGTACGGCTCACTGAGGATCCGGCCGGTAGGCATCTGGAGCTGGTAGGTGGCCAGATTGCGGATGGTGGTCTTGTCCTCTGGTTTCAGGTTCTCCAGAACCTTTTCATTGAACTGTGCCGTCCCCAGATACGGCGGCCGGATCCAGGGTTGCTCGGGATTCTTGGCCGCCTCGGCGGCTTCGGCCGGGGTCATGGGCACGATACCCTGGCTTTCCGCCTTCGCGGTGCCCATGATGACCTTTTGCCTCAAGTCCGGCGGCAGCTCGTTCAGCGTCTTTGGCGGGGGCTGGTTATTCAGGGTGTAGACCTGTTGCGCCTGCGCCCAGCGGTCGAGGACGCCGCTGCCCTTTCCGGCCAGCTCGAACGCCATCTCCGGGTGATTCTTTGAGATCTGGTCGACCGCATTCATGCTCGGATCCGGCGTCTCGCCCAGCATGCTCAGCAATGAACTGGCGCGCATCAGCTGGTCGCGGGACGGTGCCGTAGCCTTATTAAATGTCGCTTGGGCTTTGTCGCGGTCGGCGCGCGCCTTGTTCATTACCTTCTCGGCCGCGTCGGCCAGCCGCTGGTTCTCCTTGTCCTGCGCCATTCCGGCCGTCAACTGCGTCTGGGCGTACTTGAATTTGTACTCGGCGTATTTCTCGTCGAAGGCGTGCTGCTTGTCCTGCAGGTTGACGCCCAGCTGCAGGGCGGAGACATAATCCTTGCGCGCCTGCTCCCGCTGCTCTTCCAGCCCTTTCGAGGTACTGAGACCGGCCTCGCCCAGGGCCTGCCCGAAGAAGGGACTGCGTGACGCCATCAATGCGAAGCCGAACCGCTGCAGCGCCTGCCAGATGGTCGGGTGCAGTGACCGCTGCGCCAGCTCCTGCATTTTCTCCGCGGCGGCGATCTCTTTCGAGTAGTTCTTGGGCTCCCCGGCGAGCTGCCGGAGAGTGTCCTGCACGTCCTTGGAGATGTTGAAGGCCTGGGTCGCGTCGTAGTGCTTGTACTCCGACTTCCGCTTCCAGTCCGCATACGCGTCGTTGTACGCCTGCTGGTATTGCTGCACGGTGGGATCTTCCGGCGGCGGCGGCGCGGGCGGCCGCCCCGGCATGCTGCCAATGCCCGGCTGGGGCAGCGCGGGCGGGTTCATCCCTTGCGCCCTTGCGAAGTCGGCCAGCTCCTGCGTGTCGGGCCGGTCGAGCGGGTTCTCCTCCGGCACCGGATTCTCTTCCGGCACCGGCTGCTCGTCCGCGACTGGTGCCCACTTCTTCGGGTCGATCACCGTGCTCTTAGGTTTGATCCCCGCCATCACGTTTTTGACGTAGCGCCGGGTTTCTCCGAACGGCGGCACGCCGCCGTACTTGTCCACTGCGCCCGGCCCGGCGTTGTAGGCAGCCAGGGCGCTTTGCACGTCGCCGTGGTATCGCTGCAGCAGGGAGCGCAAGTATTTGGCGCCGCCGCGTACGTTTTGAAAGGGATTATTGGGATCGACGCCCAGGCTGGCGGCCGTGTCCGGCATCAGCTGCGTGAGCCCGATCGCGCCCTTGGGCGAGACCGCGGTCGGATCATAGTTGGACTCGGAATGCACCAATGAATCGAGCAGCCCATCAGGCAGGCCGTACTCGTTACTGGCCGTGTCGATCATGTCGGGGATGCTCCCCAGGCCGGTGGCGCCGCCACCGTCCTGAAAGCGCCCGCCCTGCGCCATCGCCTGCGGCGGCTTGGCCACGTTCTGCGGCGGCGTAGCGCCCGGCATGGGCGCGCCCATCGGTCCCGCACTCGGGTTCTTCCCGACCGGTGCCATGCCCGGCGGCGGAGGCGGCCCGGTGGGCGTGGGCGGCGCGATCTGCCTGAGCGTGTTCTGCACGGTGTCCTGCGCGACCGTGCTCGATGGCGGGTTGGCGCCCGCGCCGGAGCGCAGCAGCTGCCGCCGCTGCAGCTCGCTCAGCACTAAATAAGGAGGCACCGAGCCGCTCGGGCTGTGCATCTGCTGCGCCAGCCACTGGTCGGGCACGTTCTTCAATTGCTCGGAGAGCGCGATGAGATTCGATGTCATGCTATGCCGCCTGGAGCGCGCCGAGGCCGCTCCCGTTGTCGATGCCGCCCGGCCCCACCAGACCGCCCTCGGCGCCGAACGGCTTCCAGCCCAGCTGACCGGCTGTGCCGATGCCGCCCATCAGGCCGCCCAGGATCTGCGACCAGATGCTCGGTCCCGGCTGCGTCTGCGTGCCCTGCGACGTAGTGGTCGTCGTCGACGGCACCGGCTGCATGCCGAGGATCGACGCCATGAATTGCTGCGCCTGCAGCGGCGTCATCATGTCGGCCAGGGAATTCTGATAGGCCACGTCCTGCTGCTGCTGCGCCATGCCCTGCTGGCCCTGCGCGGCCTGCATCAGCGCGGCGAGGCCCTGCAGGCCCGCGCCGTACTGGCCCAGCATCGCCTGGGCGGACTGGCCCAGGATGCCCGCGTTGAGACCGGCGCCCTGGTAGTTGCCCGCGATCGCCGCCTGCCGTGCCGCCTGCTGTGCCTGCTGCATCTGCGCGCCCAGCTGCCCGCCCGCGATCTGGCCCTGCATACCCAACGCCTGGGTTTGCAAGGCGCCCTGCAGTCCGCCCTGGTACTGCATGCCGAGCGCTTGCATCTGCGCGGCCTGATTGGCCAGCGCCATCTGCGCCTGCTGCGAGGAGGTGAACTGCGCGCCCTGCAGGCCCATCTGGCGCGCCATCTCCTGCGCCTGCAGGTTGGACTGCTGGTTGGCCAGCCCCGCCTGCAGTCCCGTCTGCTGGTTGGCCTGCGCCGCGGCGAGGTTCGCCTGTTGATTCGCCAGACTCGCCTGCAGCTGCTGGCCCGCGCTGAACTCCTGCCCCTGCTGGTTGGCGATGGCCTGTTGCAGTCCCGTCTGCTGGTTGGCCAATTGCGCCTGCATCTGGTTGCCTGCGCCCAACTGCTGCGTGGCCAGCAGCGCCTGCAGGTTCTGCCCGCCCACGGTGAGCCCCGCCTGCTGGTTCGCCAATCCCGCCTGCAGTCCGGTCTGTGCGCCCAATCCTTGCGTCTGCAAAAAGCTCGACAGGTTCTGCACGTTCGCCTGCTGCTGGGCCTGCTGGTTCGCCAGCGCGGCCTGCAGCGCGCTCTGAATGTTGAATTGCTGCGAGGCCAGATTCGCCTGCTGCTCTGTGTTGAATTGCTGCTGCCCCTGCTGGTACGCCCCCTGCAGTCCGGCGGCCTGGATCTGGGCCAGCTGCAACTGCAGGTCGCGCTGGCCGGTCGCCTCCTCCACGGCCTGCCGCGAGCCGCCGTAAGCTCCGGCGGCGGCCGCCTGCCCGCGCTGGGTCTCCAGCGCCTGATTCCAGTCCTGCACCGCCTTCTGCTTCTGCGTGTCGACCACATCCTGCATGTAGGGCGACATGTACTGCTGGCTGGTGCCCGGCGCCGTCCAGCTCTGCGTGCTGGCGAGGCCGCTGGGGGCCACGTTGGCGGCGGCCTGCATCTGGAAGTCTTTCAGGTTGGGCGCATTGACCTGCTGCATCATCGACGGGTCGAACTGGTATTTCTGCAGCTGCGGCGCGGCCACCTGCAGCAGCCCGCTGATGTCGCGGATCGCCCCCGGCGCAGTCACGTTCTGCGCGCCGATGCGCTCGGCGGAGACATTCTGCACCGGAGCCAAGTAGTCCTGATAATTTCCGCTCACGCCGCCGGGCGCATTCGCCATGGGCACGCCGCCCGCGAAAGGATTGTTGAAGTCGATCGCGCCGGGCGTGAAATTGAAGTTGGAATTGAAATTGATCTGGGACGGGTCCACCTGCTGATTGGCGACATTGCCCATGATCGCCGCCCAGCCCTGCTGCTGCGTGGACAGGTCGGGGCCACCGGCCATCTGCCCGGCCTGATTCCAGCCCTGCTGTGTCAGGTCGGTCGGACCGGCCACGCTCGCGTGCGGGGGCGTGCCGTTCACCATGGCGTCGGTCAGGCCGCCGACCGTGCCGATGATGCTTTGCCACTCGTGCATCAGAGTGGGGTCGAAATTGGTACTGCTTGTCTGCGTTCCCGACGAGGTTGAGGTCAGATTGTTGTTGCCCATTTAGGCCTCCTCGTAGACCAGCACGACCGCCTCGCGCGCGAAGCCGTAGCGCTTCAGCCAGCGCAGCCAGCCGGGGCGGCCTACCACGCGCCACTCGGTGACGCCGTGCAGGTGCCCGAACTCGCCCATCTCGCGCACCATCTGGTGGATCCACTTGCGCGCTTCGAACCCTCCGGCCTGCAGCACCTCCCAGGCGCGCTTGCCGGAGTTGTAGCGCACGATCTTGGTGATGATGGCGGCCAGCACGCGGCCGTTCTCGGTGGCCACCCAAAGGTCATGCGAGCCGCTGATCACCCAGGCCTCGATATCGTCGAGCGTGTAGTGCGCGTGCTGCCGGACGAGCCCGCGCAGCAGGTGAGGCTTGGCCTGTTTCCACATAAGCGGCAGCGCGCGCGGCGAGACGCGGTAGACCGAGACGACGACTTTAGGCGCTGGCGGCGCGGGCATCGGTTGGGTAGACAAGCAACTCTCCTGGGTCGCGGCGCCGCGTGATGGGCTGTGTCCAGCACCGGGCCATGTGCAGAACCCAGCCGGGGCGGACATACAGCTCGATGTCGAGTCCCTGGCGCAGCGCGGACGATTCCATCTGGCGCACGCACAGCGGCATCCAGCTTGTGATCCAGCGGCCCGCCGCCATCTGCACGCACAGGCGGCGGCCCCGGCGGCAGGTGACCACGATGCCGTTGCAGTAGTGCGGACCGAGCCATTCTTTATGGTTCGGCGGGTTGTCATTCCAGGCGAGCCACAGCTCGCACTGGCCCAGCCCCGCCGCCCGCCGGACCTCCAGCAGCTGAGGCTCATGGCGCCGCCGCAGGGGATCCCCTCTCCACATGCGGCGCACCTCGCGCCAGACAAGCTCGCCTTCCCCGGTCCAGCTTGCCAACTCTGCGTATGTGGGCCTGTAGAACCGCACCATGAGCTTGTCATTACTTTACCGGAAATAAAGGCGCTTAGGCGAAGACATTGTTATATACTCGGGCCATGGCGAAGAAAACTGCCCTTGAAGAGGAAGAGACCAAGGCGCCGCCGGAGCATGCACACCACCACCCGGAAGCAGCGGCTTCACAGCACAAGATGGCGCCCGAGCCCCTGGACGCGCCCGTGGTGCAGGCCGTGCCTGCCCAGGCGGCCGCGCCTACTGCTTTCCCCGCCACGCATTTCCGCGGCCCGGTGGTGGTCGGGCCGCTCGACATGCCGGGCGAAGTGGTGCTGGTGCGGCGCTTGCTCCTAGACAATACCAATGTCACCGACTTCGCGGTCAAGTTTCCTTCCGGCAGCGTGGTATGGCGCGTGATCCTGCGGGTCATCACGGCATACACCGGCACCACGCCCACGTTGAAGGTCGGCACCAACACGGGCGGCCTGAGCGACATCCTGAATCAGGCCATCCCGGCGCCGGGCCTCACCGACACGCTGGTTTCTGCGGCCATGGCTACCACGGGCACTAACGCCTACACCGTCTACCTGAGCGTGACCGGCGCCTCTCCGGCGGGCGCAGCAGAAGTGATGCTTCTGTACGCGGGCAGGCCCGCATCGAAGTGGCGGTGAGCATGGGACTGGACGCGCAGGACAAAGAGGCCCTGGCGCAGCTGGAGCGGCGTTTCCGGCCGCGCGGCGCCCAATCCGAGGAGATGCAGAAGGTCCATAGGCTGGCGGTGGAACTGGCGAAGGCGATCCTGGAGGGCGTGCCTGCCGCGCCGCAGCGGGACACGGCGCTGATCCACCTGGAGAGCTGTCTGTTGTTCGCGGGCAACGTTATGAGGTACGAGACCACGTGACGATCTACCCCTACAACACGGTGACCCTCGCGCTGAATACCGCGGTGCAGCTGGTCTCGGGCTCGGGCGGTCACCATACTTACACCATCATCAATCTGGGGCCGGGTGCTCTCTACATCCGGCAGGATCAAGCCCCGACCGGCGCCTCCGACGCGCGCGCCATGAAAGTCCCGGCCACGCTCACTTGGCCGGTTACGGTTCCGATTGCGAACGGCACCTCCGGCATCTGGGTGATGGCCGATCAGGCGGGCGCGATCAGCGTGGCGGACCTCCCGCGATGACGGCACCCATCTGGGCGGCAATCGTGCTGGTTGCCCTGCTCGCTCTCATGATCGGGTCTTTGTCAGGCCGATGACCAACGAGGAAATCCGCGAGACCCTGGCGGACAATTACCCGGACGCCATCACGGCAGACGGCTTCGATGACGCCATCGTAGGTATCCTGAGCGGCTGCGGGCGCCCGGACGTGGTCTGCTACGACTACGCCAAGTGCGTCGAGGTTTTGATGAAGCGGGACCACATGAGCGAGGAGGAGGCCCAGGAGTACATGGACTTCAATGTGGTCGGTGCTTACGTGGGTAAGGCCTCTCCGCTCTTCCTGCACAACTGGCGCTCGGAGTAGGATGGAGGAGGAAAGGAGAGTGCGGGGGACAATCCAGAGCAAAAGGCCCGTCGGGAGACGGGCCTTTTCTTATAAGATTGGGCCATGCCCAATGCGGTTGACCTTACCCTTTACCAGGGCGACGACTGGGGCGCCAACGTGGTCGTCTCCAACCCCGACCTGACCGCCGCCGACCTCACCGGCTACACCGCGCAGGCGCAGATCCGCACCGGCCCGGCTGATCAGCAGCTCACGGTGGCGGCGGAGATCCAGGCCACGGTGCAGCTGCCCAATCAGGTGCTGCTCTACCTGTCGCACGATCAGACCACTGTACTCACCGGCGCGCTCTACTACTGGGACCTGCAGCTCACCTCGGGCGCCGGGCAGATCGTCACCGTGCTGGCGGGCAAAGTCAAAATGACGCAGGAGGTCACGCGCGAGGTGGCGGGCGCCGCCCGGATACGGAGGATCGCATGAAACACGATACTCTTGCCGCCACGCTGCCCGGCCCGGTCGAGCTGCGCGCGCGGCTGCAGGAAACCACGTTGTACGCCAAGCTGCAGCAGGGCGTGCCCACGCCCGGCCCCCCTGGGCCGGTGGGACCTCCTGGGCCAACCGGTCCGCAGGGACCACAGGGCGTGCCGGGCAAAGACTCCACGGTGCCCGGACCGGCCGGGCCGGTGGGCGCGCCGGGGCCAGCAGGCCCCGTTGGACCCGCGGGACCGCAGGGCATTCAGGGCGTGCCGGGGCCGGTCGGTCCCGACGTGACGACCACCTTCGGCGACATGATGGCGCGCGGCCCGAGCGTGCTCGCGCGCCTCGCCGTGGGCACCGACGGGCAGGTCCTGACCGCGAATCATCTGGCGGCGCTGGGCGTGAACTGGGCCACCCCCGCTCCCACCAGTCCCGTTGCGAGCGTCTTCGGACGCACCGGCGCAGTGGTTGCAGCCACGGGCGACTACACGGTGGCGCAGATCTCGGGCGCGTTGGCGGACCCGACGACTACACTGGGCGACTTGATCGTGCGCAACGCGTCCTCGATACAAAGGTTGGCGGTGGGTGCCGACGGGCAGATCCTGACGGCGGATTCGACCATGCCGGGCGGCGTTAAGTGGGCTGCCGCACCGGCCACCGGAGTGACGACATTCAACGGGCGTCCCGGTGCAGTGGTGTCGGTCAGCGGCGATTATACGGCGGCGCAAGTGACCAACGCAGCCGATACGACACAGACTTACGCGAACCCGGCCTGGATCACCTCGCTCGCGTACAGCAAGATCAGCGGCGCCCCCGCGACTGTGCCGCCGACCACGCAGGTGATCGCGGGCAGCGGCCTCTCCGGCGGCGGCGCGCTGAGCGCGAACGTGACTCTCTCCGCGGTGCCGATGGGGCCGTCCGGCGCAACGCATGCGGCTGGTATTGTCCCCGATCCCGGCGCGACCACCGGTGCCACGCGTTACCTGCGCGAGGACGCGACCTGGGCCATCCCGAGCGGCGCGGGCGGTGGCATGACCGACCCGACGACGACGCTGGGAGACTTGATCGTACGTGGTGCAGCCGCCCCGACACGCCTTGGCGTGGGAACCAACGGGCAGGTGCTCGTCGCAGACTCGACGCAAACCTTGGGGCTCAAGTGGGCCACCCCGGCGGCAGCGGCGGTTTCGAGTGTCTTCACGCGCACCGGCGCGGTGGTCGCGCAGGCAGGCGATTACACGGCGGCGCAAGTCACCAACGCGGTCAGTACGGCCAGCACGTATGCCGACCCGGCCTGGATCACAGCGCTGGCGTGGAGCAAAATCACGGGTGCCCCTGCTACGGGCGTTTCCAGTGTCTTCACGCGCACGGGCGCCGTGGTGGCGCAGAGCGGCGACTACAGTGCCTTCTATGTTCCGCTGACCCGGAACATTAACACGCCCGTCAATAGCGGCCTGTCCGGCGGCGGCGCGCTCTCTGCTGATTTGACGTTGGCCGGGGTGGTCTTCAAGGCCTCCGGTGGAGCGCACGCAGGAGGGGATGTGCCCGATCCTGGAGCGACGGCGGGAAGTACAAAATTCTTGCGGGAGGACGCAACCTGGGTGGTCCCCGCTGGCACGCCCGCCGGGGCCACCGGCCAAATTCAGTACAACAACGCCGGGGCCTTCGCCGCGAGCGCCAATCTGTCTTGGGACAGTGCGAACTCCATCTTGACCGCGACCAGGGTCAACATTACCAGCAACACAGCTACAGCAACGACCGCATTAGTCTTGACCACCACCAACAGTACGACCGCCAATAGCACAATCCGATGGCGGAACAGTGCTGCGGCAGATCAGGCCGGGATTGGGAGTTCTTACAACGTGGCCGACGCTGGGAACATCGAGTTCCTAAACGGCAATGCGACACATATGATTCTCAGCGCGGCGGGGCGGCTGGGTATCGGCACTACTTCTCCTTCCTACGATATCGACGTGACGGGGAATGTCCGGGCTACTTGGTTTCTTCCTCAGCCACAGGCGGGAGGCCAGTCTGGCGTAGCCTGGGGACCATGGCAGATTTATTCGACGGGAGATCCGAATCTCTACTTTCGCGATCTGGTCAACAGCAACATGGGCTTGACCTTAGCCCCTGGTGCTCCAGGTGGCGTTAATGTCGGAGGCTCTCTGGGCGTTCATGGCGCGGATCTCAGCTATCCGCTCAATGTGGCTGGCGACTGCAACCTGAGCGCGGGCAGCGTCTACAGAATTAACGGCGTGCCCATCAGCGGCAATCCCTGGGCGGCCATCACGGGCGGCATCGCATACACGGGCGGCACCAAGGTCGGCATCTTCAGCTCCGCCGCGGTGCCCAATTACAGCGCGGCGGGGTTCGCTTCTGCGAACACCTGCCAGATTATAGGCACGCTGGTCATAGGCCAGGATGCCTACGACGGGGCCGTGCAGTGCGGCATCACCGGCATTTTCTCCTCTGAGGTGTATAGCTGGCACACCATGATG